CTGGCACTGGGGAGTTTTCTATTTCCTATTGGATCTTAGACTCTCGATGTGGGAGTATTATCTTTTTATAAGGTTAGTCACGTTTGTAACAAAGTGCCTTGTTGCGACTGCTTTGGCAGGTGGATGGCGGTAAAGAGTTGTGATACCAACAACGAACGTCATTTTGGTCAGCGGGGACCATAAGAAATAAACCCGTTTGTAATAGACTTGGGGTAGAGTGGAAGGGCTCAACTCAAACAATCTGTTATAGGTCATGAAATGCATTTACCACGCAAGTCGTTAGCGGAGGGATGTTCATGATCATGGTTAGCAATAGTCGCCCATACCACTTACTACGGAGAGGAAAGGGGGTGAGACCGTGCGTGCTTAAGTGTCAGCAGACGGTATATAAGACAAGGTTGTTACAACGTAGACCTGTGCCGAGTCCTGTGTATTATCACTCACAGGATTATCGAGTAGTGATAGCTAACAAGAAAAGAGGTGTCGCCCAGCCTAAGAAGGGTAAAGGATCCAAGAAGCGCGGATCCATGAAAAAGGGTGCTTCAAGAGTGATGAAGGTTGTTGGAGGTGCCATCAAGTCTTCGGTCGCAGAGTCGTTCAGACTAACCCCGTGTGCCGCAAAGTATGCTATAGCCATTGTTGATCCTTGGGATAGGAATGCTATGGGCAGTTGCGTGCCGTCTAACCCAGCAAGACCCAGTCGCAAGGCGCACGGGTATGTTAGGGGTACGGCTGTTGTGGGGAAGGGAGGAACAGGGTGGATCTTAATCACCCCAACACTAGCAAACGATCAGCCTAGCTTGTTTTATACGTCGACGGATTATCCGGACACGGAGAGCAGCTTGACGCCGTACGTTTCAGCAAATACTTTAACCACCGGTGTTTTACAAGCGGTGGCCACCAACTTACCGTTTACTACGGCTCAGTTGGCAGTGGAGGATAGTATTTTTGCGACTGTTGGGGCTGTAGGACGCATGGTCTCTGCATCACTCACAGTGCAATACACAGGTACTGAGTTACAGCGATCAGGTTTGGTCACTTGCTATGCTCACCCAACACATGAGAACCTTGCTGGTCTCAGGTTTACTTCTTTGGATTCGAAGTTGGAAGCCGAGATATCGCCAGCTGGTAGGTCCAAGTGTAGGGTAACCACTTGTGCGGTAACGGATGAGGAGACTAACTATCAGGACTTTTTCCCAGCGGATAATACCAATGCGGATTATCTTCGGATGTTGTTTCCTTATTCAAGGCAAAACGCAATTCAGTCTGTTGGAGGCTCACTATGTGGAGCTGCTCCGATGGCTGTCAAGTTCACCGGTGTTCCTGGTCAAACTTTCTACTTTGAGTACATAACTCATGTGGAGTTTGTTGGGACGTTGGCTGACGCTGCTGCTACTCAGAATGATACTGACCCTATTGGTCTTTCTCTCGTTCAAGCAGCTGTGTCTAACTTGGCGTTGGCTAAGATTTCGGAGCCTAACAAGTCTTTAGGAGCTCTTATGAAGAAGGAGCTGTTAGAGGTTGCCAAGAGGTATGGTCCATCTGCCCTAAAAGTGGGTGGCCAGATGATATTGTCATCCCTCACATAGTGAACGGCTGGATAGCCGTGACCGGTCGGATGACCGAGTTTGAACTACGAGTTGATTTCGTAGTAGGGAATTATGAGGAGTGCGTACTCCTTAGTATCACGTCTTCCCTCGTGACTCATCAGCGGTGGTCGCCTGATGTTTGAAAGGACCGATGATTAACTGGTTAATCTGGTTTATTAGATTGTTTGCAGGGAGAAAAGATTCTGGCAAGAATTCCCTAGAGCTATTAACATACGCGTTATTGGATTGTTGACGCCTTCCAGTACAGAGAAAAACGCGCTGTTGAGCATTGACGTATGTCATGTGAACACCCACTTTCGTAAAAAGCTGAGATCCCCTGTAAGGCGCTATAGTGTGCAAGCTGGTCCGAGCCTCCGAGAGTCTGGTGTTCTATTGACGGATGCAAAGACAGTTCCGCGTAAGGCCTGCTGCCCCAAGCCGCCTTGCGCCGATATGCCCGGTTTCAATCACCGAGTAGTGTAAATTAAGACAGAGATCAACGAAGTTTGAATAGGCCCCGCGATATACCACCCGGGAGACATGTGTTATCACTCGAACACATGCGGAACGTTCTGCTAAACAGTTTTCTATGAATCAGCATATAGGCATGAAGTTGCCAACCAATTAATCATCAACCCCGTGTAGGGCAATGTTATTTTAAACTCACTATTATCATATTATAATAAGGATGGAGTAGCAGTAATATTCACAACCCCCCAGAAACCAATGAAGTACGCCAAAAACGAACAACACCCCATTTCTGACAAAGGGACCAAGGAGAGTGAAACAAAACCCCCGTTCTTGGGCAAGAACGGGCAGGGCCGGCAGCGCGACAAGCCGGTCGGGATCAGCATACCGATCCAAGCCTCTTTTAGAGAGGACAGCAGTACTCAGCCTGCTAGTTTGCCGTGTAACTTCGGTTGGGGTTATACGTTGAAGCACTATTGTTGCCAAGCGTTAGAGCAGGTAGCAATGGCTGCTATGACCATCAGCTATGAGCCTAGAGAGGTTATGGCGCTGGAACCGTACGTAGACAGAGTGGCCGCCGAATTAGAAGGCAAGCGCAAGGATTGCGCCACTTATTATGCTATGCACGGCCATCTTGCGTCAGCGCTGGTGTCGTCAGGTGTTGACAGTGTGCAAGGCACAGTCGAGACCGTGACCGAGTGTGGTCAAAAGGCGCATAGAGGGTTTGTCTCTACCGCCAAATGGGTATGGGATGTAGAGTCCGCACCGCTTCCTAGGAAACCGTTTGAGGTTGTTTTAGGGGTTTTTTCAGACAAGAGAATTGTTCCGGTAAAAGACCCTGAAATTAAGGGAGCGGGTAAAGGCAGGAGAGATAGCAGGGCTAATTCTCATGCTAAGAGCGGAGCAGGGGGCAATAGTAAGGTTAATCGAAGCCCTCAGCCACGTGCTGAGGATGTGGATAGGGCGCGTGTCATATCTGCTGCTTTGAATAATCCTAGTGCGCCCCTTCACGATCCGGAGTCGCAAGGTTTTGTGATACCGGAGAGTGTCTTTCAGCAAGGTCATCATGGTAGAGCACGGGAAACTGTCCACCATGAATCAGATTCAGAAGAGGATCCGGACGAGGTTGAAAGAGCGGAGAAGGAACATTGGGAGCGTTATCTAACTGATAGGTTTGTGGTGTCTGAGCCGCCGCCTAACAGAAGATTGCAAGAGAGTGGCGATTTGGCGTCGTTGGTGGAGTATGAGGAGCATGACCAGATGGGTGCTCCCTTCTGCTTGATGGCTGCTATTGACACTGCTTGTTATGATAGCGTAACTGGAGTGGACAACAGGAAGGTGAAGGAGTACGTGAAGTATGTGTTTTATGATGATTTGGTCAGCATGGACGCTTTTTCCCGTATTGATTCATTAACCAAACAGGTAGGGACGTTAGAACATGCTAACATATACAGTAAGATCAGAGGCGTGAATATTATGATTATGAACTCGGCTATGCATGTGATACATTATAAGTGTCACTGCTCTGCTTGGAAATGGGTACATTTGAAGTATTTAGCGCCGGAGGATTTTGCAGATGAGTTTGTTGGTTACAGGGATGTTGATGAAGGTGATTGGGAGGTGGAGCTGAGTAACCGAGTAGGTGATGAGGCGTTTGTAGAGATTCCGTGTGGGCATTTTATTTTAATGTGTACACATGGTACCAACCATTCTCATGTGCCCAGTTTGGGCGAGTTCGCCTTCGTGTGTTCAAATGACGTCACTTCTGTGGATGATGTCGCCGGTATAACACAGGTGTTTGCTAGTGGTTTTTGGAATGGTTACTTAGGGGCAAGAGTAGTAGCAGAGGGGTTTCCCATAGCATTTAGGTGCACTGGGTTACCTGCTTTGGCTAGCGTGATTAATAGTCCGCTATTTACCGCGTTCACTATTAAGATGGGCGCTACCCCGGGTATATTGTCAAGGGTTGTCATGGTTGGGGCATTAGCTGCGAAGTTTTTGCTACCTTATGTAGAGCTTGTAGAGGAGCAGAGGGTCGAGTTCGGCCCTACTTACTTTGCAGCTTCAGATTTGGACACCAGGCATGTAATTGACAAGAAGGACCGGTTGGTCCACCAAGAATCATATTGCAATGTTGTGTGCAATGTGCGGAGAAGCATCAGGTTTGGATGGAATAGTAGGACTAAGGAGAGACTTTGGCCGGCTTGGATTAACGATCGTAGTTATTTTGAGTGTTATGGGTGGGACTGTGGTGTTCGGAAGCGAACTGACGGGTCAGACCATATTGAGGTGATCGAAGTAGAGAGGTTTAAAGTGTTGGCTAATGACATGGCTATCTCGAGTCAGTTTATTAATCCTAGTAAGGATTTGATGAGCTACTCTACGATTAGACAAGTTAATAAGGTGGGAGATAATCCGGAGATAACCTCTGGTACTTTGCGAGTATTGAAACAGTACGCTGCATATTTAGTATCTACCACTGAACGCACACCCGTTGTTATAGCGGGGTTAGTACAACACAATGTCGTTGGAAGAGAGGCGGTTGTCCCTAATAGGGCCAACGTCGTGGACAATCAGGAAAATGGGGATGTACATGGAGGGGCTGCTTTTGTTAGGGACCCTCTTGTTGATCCGTTTTATGGCCTTAGGACCAATCATGTCAAAGGCAGTTATCGTCTTGAGCCAAGCAAGCTCAAGCCGGTTGCTGTTGCGCCGATTGGGACCTTATACAGAGCAGGTATGGAGCCTGTCACTGCTGGGGCCTATTGCTTGTCTGATTCTGAGGGATGTATGGCTGCTTTTATGACTAGGGCGATGTCTAAGAGTAACGATCATGTCCCGGAAGCTGTTCTAGAATACCAGCGACTTGGTAAGGAGCTTATTGATGACTTATTGGATAATTCAGTTCTAAACGTGATTCCCAACTCTGGGAACAAAACTGAAAGAAACATAACAGCATTTATAAAGGCTTATACCGGAAAGAGACCTAAGTATTGGATCGAGTCACGTGTCAAAGATTATAGGCTGTTTGAGTCCGGGAGGATGAAACCGAAGCAGCTTAAAAAGTTTGAAGAGCACGGGTTCTTTGTTAAGTTTGAGTCTAACATCAAAGTGCTGGACGATGGCACAGTAAAAGGGCGACCCAGAGGCATAATGACCATGAGTGGTAGGATGTTGATTGAGTTAGCTCCCTGTATTGAAGTGTTGCATCAGTTGTATGGTACCAAGATGAAGGATTTTCAAATAAAGAACATGACTGAGGAGGAGAAAGTGCAAGTGATAATGAACCATAGTAGAAATGGTTGTATGGTCACAGATGCAAGTGCCTTCGAGTCAAGTGTTTTTGATAAAATCAGGGAAGTGGAAGATTATTGCATGAAGAAGTTATGTGAACGAGTGGGAGCGCCAGACCTGTATGATGATTACAGGCGCTATGTTATGGGGTACCGTGTACTTCGGACTAAGTGGGGCGTTTTTGCATGTTGTACACGTGACTCAGGCGATTTTTGGACATCTGCTTTCAATGGAATTGTCATGTTGACCTTAGTTTATTATGAGTGTAAGAAGAGTGGTAGACCTTTCACAGCGCTAGTGGAAGGAGATGATGGATTGGCGCCCTTGGGATCTATGAGTAGTGCTTCTGTTAAGGAATTGGGCTTTTCGTTCAGTTCTGAGTTGTACGGCACGAGACCAGGGGATGTGGATTTCCTTAAAGCCAGGTGGGCTGGAGGAAACAAGTATTTGATGATCGGTAGGACGATTAGCCAAATGTTATGGATTAAGAAGGCGGCCCATCTTACGCGGGGAAAACAATTGTTTTTACTGCGAATGGCTGCCTTGAGTTGTTATCACAATTCTCCAGGACACCCGGTTATTTCGGCTTTAATCTCGCGCATTTTGCGCGTGACCCGGCACGTGAAGGAGTTTAGAGGTTATTTGAGATATGTCGATACTTGGAAAGGACATTGCATTAACACAACTATTCCCGATGTCATCGTGATCAAGGAGGAGATGAGAGCGCTCATCGCTGGGGGAGCCGTCGGGTTTCCTCCAATGCCAATTTCAACCCAATTAGAATTAGAGCGTATGTTCACCCATGACGACTTGTTCTATGTAGCCCGTGTTTTTGATTCGGACGAGGAGGTGTATGCCAAAGCTTGCATTGTGAACGGCAAGCTGAACACCACGTCAACAGATTTCTATTGTGCGATAGAGGAATCTGGTATCAGTATTGAGGGGTCAGTTAGCCGCGACCACGCCCCATCCAAATCGGGGTTCCTCAGTAGCCTTGCCAAAGTGGGTTAAGCCCCACCGCACTCGTTAAGTGACACGTTCAGACCACACCGGAGTAAACTGCTC